CGCAGTTGACGCCGCAGATTACGACGTCGTTGTTGATTCCCCCGATGCAGCCCCCAAGCACGGTACGTCCGTGCAGGCCGGTTGGGGAGCCGTGAAGGCACTGTCCAAGTCCAAGGGTGACTACCCAACCGACTTCAAGCTGTCTGACCGCACCCAGCTCATTCGTTTCCTTGACGACGAGCCGTTCATTGTTTACCAGCAGCACTGGATTGACCGTACCGAGGGCAAGCGCTCGTTTGTTTGCCTTGAAGACGGTTGTCCCCTGTGCGCGTGGGGAGATCGTCCTCGCGTCAAGGTTGCTCTGAACGTACTCGTTCTTTCGAACGGTGAGCCCACTGTCCAGATTCTCACCGCAGGTTCGCTCCTCTCAAGCCAGCTTGCGGAGATTCACAACGACACCCGTCTTGGGCCTCTGTCCAAGTACTGTCGTGCCATTACTCGGTATGGCACTGGTCCCAGCACGTCTTACTCCGTCGAGCGTGTTCTTGACCCTGAGCTTGCCGCCGAGTGGGAGCTCGACCCTGAAACGGTTGAGGCTGCAGTGAAGTCGGCTGAGAAGTACGGTCCTGATTCCGTATACGTCTCGCCCCGCTCCGAGCTTGAAACCCTCGCTCGCTCGTTGCCCAAGCAGTAATATCCCACCCCCTATAGGGGAGTCAGAGTGGCTTAATTCCTTTCACACTCTGGCTCCCCTATTACCAACTCAAAAGAGGGAAACATGAACATCATTACCACCGAAGAACAACTTCAGGAATTTGTCGACGCCTATTCAAAGGTCGACGCATTTGCTTTTGACGTAGAAACCATCGGCGAAAACCGCCTGTATCCCGTCATCAACGACGTGTGTTGGATTTCCTTTGCCACAGAAGGTCGCGTCGACGTCATTCCTATGGGTCACCCCCACGGGTCATTTGCTGGATGGGATAAGCCCCTGCTCATTGAGGGGCGTCGCCGTTTTGAGGAAGGCAAAGAGATCTTTGAGACCCATTACTCGCGCGACCAGCGCAAGTGGGCTCCCACGTTCGGTCCTGCACCAGAGCAGTTGACCCCAAAGCAGGTCTTTGACGCTATTAAACCCCTTATGTTTGGAAACGCCTTGAAGATTGGTCACAACCTAAAGTTTGACCTCAAGTCTGTTGCCAAGTACTTTGGGGGAAAAGTCCCGGTCAAACCGTATTTTGATACGTTGATGGCCTCATTTATTGTAAACAATTTGTACAAGAACGGGTTGAATCTTGCAGCTTGTGTAAAGCGCGAGTTGGGAATCGAAGTACAGAAGGGTGTTGGAAGCAACATTGCCGAGCACTCGTTCGAGGATGTTGCCGAGTACTCCGGCATTGACGCTGACGTAACGTGGAAGCTTTACCAAGCACTCGCCCCAAAGCTCACCGGTAATCTTCGGCGTGTATGGGGTCTCGAGATGGATGTACTTGGCGCTTTGTGCGATATGGAATTGACAGGGGCGTTGATCGACCAGACTCAGCTTGAGGTGCTTGCTGAACAGGTTAGCAAAGACAAGTTAGCCGCAGAGGCCAAAGCGTACAAGATCGTGGGTAAAGCTTTCCCAATCAACTCAGTTCAGCAGAAGCAGACTTTGCTGTATGCCGTGAATCCTGAGACCGGCAAGCCTCGTATCAAGCCCAACCCAGCCTTAAAGATTGCGCTTACCCCTAAGGGACTCGAGGCCCAGCGTAACGGGCAGCCCCTTGGACCAGAGAACTTCTCCGTGTCAGCAGAGGCCTTGGAGTTCTACCGTGGAAAAGACGAGTTAGTTGACGCTCTTCTTGAGTATCAAGACTTAAACAAGTTGATGACCACTTACGTCACGCCCTACGCCGGAGGAACGGTAAAGCGTGTTACGAATGGCAAGGAGAAACTGACCGAACGTGCCAGCCTCCTTATCAATGGTCGCGTCCACACAAACTTCAAAGCACACGGTGCCGAAACCGGCCGGTTCTCTTCGACAGAGCCCAACCTGCAGAACATCCCATCCTCGGGAGAGTACGGCAAGTTGATTCGTGACCTGTTCATTGCTCCCCCCGGGCACAAGTTGGTTGTTGCGGACTACTCGCAAATTGAGCCCCGCGTCATTGCCTCGTTCTCAAAAGACCCGGTTATGGTAAATAATTACATGGTTGGCGGAGACATCTACACCACCATCGGTGACACCATGGGGGTCGACCGCAAGGCAGGCAAGGTTCTTGTTCTTGCCATCTCCTACGGGGTTGGGCCAGACAAGATTGCGGCTAGCATCGGTTGCTCGGTAAAAGAGGCGAAGGACCTACTCAACAACTTTGAGCAGATGTTCTCGTCCATTGCTTCGTACAAAGAGCGCGTAATCCGTGCTGGACAAAATCGTGCTCCCATCCCCTACGTGGAAACCATCTTTGGACGCCGTCGTTACATCCCCGAGTTGAAGAGCACCGATCGGGGTCTGTTTGCCCGGGCATCTCGTCAGGCATTCAACACCGTTATTCAGGGATCTGCTGCTGACATCATGAAGCTTGCACTGGTTCGTGCACACTCGTGCTTTGTTGACGAGCCCGACATTAACGTGTTGCTCACTGTTCACGACGAACTTGTGACCTCATGCCCCGAAGACCGCGCAGATGACGTTGCAGAAGCTATCCGCGTGTCGATGGAGGGTATCCACTTAAAGCAGATTACAATTCCATTAATTGCAGATGTAAAAATTGTCGATAAGTGGGGTCAAGCAAAGTGATGTTCCAAAAGAAAGAACGTCTTACGGTCGCAGATATGCAGAACCGTTTGCGTGAGTTCATGCTTGACAGCCAGCACCCTCACGCCCATCACATGTCCGAGCTTCTTGGTTGCACAGTCATCAGCGATGAGATTGCGGAGAAAGAAGAGGAGGAAAGCGACAAGCGCGTATCTATGGTTGGGCCGTTGTTGCCTATCCTGTTCGCGTACTCACGTATTTTCTCGGACGCTATGATCCGTCATCAACGCGCCCATATTGAAGAAGAAGACGAGGCAGGTAACATTACCGAAGAAGAGTGGTCAGAGACCGAGACCGTCTTCTCTCAAATTGCCATGTCAACTTTGCTCGGTTCTGTGTCTCAACTTTTAGATATGGGGTTCATTAAGTTGACTCCAAAGAAGGTGCGCCTAAAGTGACCGAACCGTCCAACCAAGAGTTGTCCGACTTGTTTGACGAGGCCATTGCCAAGTTAGATAAGATGAATGATCATCATCCATCCATGGTGTGGTACGCAGAGGCAAAGTTTTTGTACACCCTGATCCCGGATCTTATCGAGATCTTAGAGTGGGCAAAACAACTTCCGTATCAAGTCGAACAAGAGAACTTCCTCAATTTGCTAGAAAAGATTCTTGGAGGATCTAATGAATAACGCAGACTGGTGGGCGCGTAAGCTCAACCAGCAACCGCCTGCACCGCAGGCCAGACCGGCAGACAACTTGCCAATGCCCCCAAGCCAACAGCCGTTGGCTCCTATGCCCAGTTTCCAGACGCAACAAACATCGAGGGCCCAAAGTGCTAATCAAACTTCTGCATGTCCTGATTGTGGTAGTGCTAATTATCTGTCAGTTGTTAATGCTGCCCCTCGCTGCTTTGATTGCGGTTATCCTCTGGAGCAGTCTGGTTCTCGATACGGTTCTCTGGCCGGTGCTCACGTCGAGGGGGCCGCAAAGTCCTCTGCCGGAAACGACCCCACAAGTAACTGGAACCCGCAAGGCATCATCGGACGGATTAGCGACTAATGCAGTGCCCTAAATGCCCCTATGACACCTATTACAAAGGGTTTCACTGCTTCTCGTGTGGCTACACGGATATCGCTTTAGGTTCGGCTCAAAACTGGAGTTCTTCAAGTTCCGCCCCAACGATGGACACCATTGACGCAACAGGTCAGAACGATTCAGAACTCTCGGACCTAAAACACTTTAGCCCCAATATGAGCTGGTTAATTGAGCAAGCGCTTCTTTCTGAGAACAATAAATCGCTCGATATCGCTGTACAAACAGTTAAGGAAAAACTAAATGATTAATGCAGAAGCTAAAAAGATCATGCTTGCCCTCAATAAGAAGTTGGGGGATAACGTTGTCGTTATTGGCGAGGACATCCGCCCCGGATTGGTGAGCAAGATCACGACCGGGTCCACCACCTTCGACTACATTCTTGGCGGAGGGTTCCCGGCCAATCAATGGAACGAGCTCATTGGCGAGGCAAGTCACGGTAAGACCGCCATCGCCCTCAAGTGCATTGCCGCTAATCAAGCCGTCAACCCGGATCACACTACAGTGTGGGTCGCTGCTGAGCAGTGGGTGCCTGAGTATGCCGCCATGTGCGGTGTCGACACTAGCCGCGTTATCGTGGTCGAGACCAACATCATGGAAGAGGCCTATCAAGCAGTCATTGATTTCGCAGAGTCCAAGTCGGTAGACGCCATTGTTATTGATTCCCTTCCCGCCCTTGTTCCATCCCCAGAAGATGAGAAGAACATGGACGAACTCACTGTGGGTCGTGGTGCCATGATTACTAACAAATTCTTCCGCAAAGCCGGGGCCGCGATGAAGCGTAGCCTTGTCGAAGATGAGCGCCCCATTTTGGGTCTGGTAATCAACCAGTACCGCATGAAGATTGGTGTGATGCACGGAGACCCCCGCACCACTCCCGGTGGAGAGGGTAAGAACTACGCGTTCTTCACCCGTAGCGAGGTTCGTCGTGACGAGTGGATTGAGGCAGGTTCTGGCGTAAACAAGGAGCGCGTAGGACAGCGCATCAAGATCCGCACCATTAAGAACAAGGTAGCGCCACCACAGCGTGTGGCATACGTTGACTTCTACTTCTCGGACCACAGCATCTACGAGGCCGGAGACTACGACCTCGCTAAAGAAGTTGCCGCAATGGCAATTGTCAAAGAGATTGTCGAGCGTCGCGGTGGATGGGTTTACCACGGTGAGCGCAAGTGGAACGGTCAGGAAGCTTTTGTCAACGCATTGCGTGAAGAGCTCGACTTGATGGAAGAACTCCGCGACCGGGTACTTACGACCCCAGACAGCATTCTGGAGGCCATGAATGCGTAGTGAAGGCCAGAAGCAGTCGCAGGCGCACGAGAAGCGTATCGCCAAGGAGATCGGGGGCAGCACAACCGCTGCCTCCGGTGCTTTTTGGTCCCGTAAAGGTGATGTCCGATCTAACGACCTGTTAGTAGAGCACAAATGGACCGGAAAGAAATCCAAGACTATTCAGTCAGCAGAACTGAAGAAAATCACAAATGAAGCAATCATGGACGGCCGAACCCCAGTGTTCGGCATTCATCTTGATGGGGAAGATTACGTCATCCTCCTTGAGACTGATTTCTTCGAACTAATGAATGAGGTACGCAGTGTTCGAGAATGAGGAATGGAGACTTCAGGCCAGATGCGCTGATGCCGACACCGAGCTGTTCTTTCCCCCCAGAGATAAAGAGCTCTACAAAGACATCGCATCACAGGCCAAAGAGTTTTGTTACGGAAAAGACGGTAAGTTTCCGTGCCCCGTACTCCATGAGTGCCTGTGGTACGCTATCAGTTCCGATGAAGTTCATGGGATCTGGGGCGGAATGAGTCACAGAGAGAGAAATGCCCAAGTCAGACTCTGGCAAAAAAGCTACAAGAGTAAGATGACTCTCAAAGAATACATAATGGGATTAGAACGAGGGAAATAATGTCAACGGAACTCAATACGTTTTTAGCGGCTAAGAACCGCCCCTCACGCCTCATTGGAGATGTTGAGCGGTACATTCTTGCCCGCCCAGCAGGAGACCGTTCTACGACGGTTTTGCACCCCTCAGAGATTATCAAGGATGATTGGTGCCACCGTGCATCCTACTTCTTGCTCAAAGGAGTGACAAAGACTCCGGAGCGTATTGGTCTTCGGTTGCAAAACATCTTCGATGAGGGTCACGCTATCCACGCTAAGTGGCAACGTAGGTTTCAAGACATGGGTGTTCTTCACGGGCAGTTCCGCTGCCAAGTCTGTGACGAAATAACTTGGGGAACTTCTCCCGATCAATGTGCCTCCTGCACGGCCCCCATGCACGCCTTGTACTACGAAGAAGTTACTCTTCGTGACAACGACCTGCGTATCTCGGGTCACACTGATGGTTGGATCAAGGGAATCGGTGACGATTGCCTCATTGAGATTAAGTCAATCGGTCCGGGAACTCTTCGCAGTGAGGCCCCCAATCTCATGCACGCTCATAACGGTGACTTTATGAAAGCGTTTTCAAATGTACGTCGCCCCTTTACCCCG